TGAAGACGCTTATCGGCACATTAAGACTTTAGAACTAATTACAGGACACCTAGAAGGTTTAGCCTCGGAAACTGTGATTAAAGAGAAGAAGTGGAAAATTCTGTAGCATTTAAGCTACACCTCCGTCCAGAAGGTTTCTGGCGATTATTGAGATGACAAATGGAAAACACCAACCCAACAGGGAGTGAAAGCCTAGATGTAAACCAAGCCGCTTCAGCGTTTGAGGGCATGATGGGTGATTCTGAGGAAGCTGACAACAGCCAAGCCGAAGGTCAACCAGAAGACCAGCAAGAGACTGATGAAGTTGAATATTCTGAAGAAGATGAACAGCCCAAGCCTAGATATAAAGTCAAGGCATCTGGTGAGGAAGTCGAAGTAGAACTAGACGAACTTATCAAGGGTTATCAACAAGGTACGGACTACACTAAAAAGTCTCAGGCTCTAGCTGAACAACGTAAGGCGATTGAAGCTGAACGTAGTCATTTAGAGTATGTTAAACAAGAGCGACAGGCATACGCCCAGAAGTTGCAAGCGTTGGATAGCTTCCTTACGCAGCAAAATCGGGGTGTGGACTTAGAAGTTTTGAAGGATACAGACCCTATCGGTTATGCGGTAGCGGTAGCTGAACAGAGCCAACGTGAGAAGCAGTTAGCAGTAGTGAGGAATGAACAGCAACGCATTGCACATCAGCAACAAGCCGAGCAACAATCCCAACTGCAAGCGCACTTACGAACAGAATCTGAAAAGCTAGTTACTCTGATTCCTGAGTTAGCGACACCACAGGGTGATGCGGTTCGGAAGCAAATCCGTGACTATGCGAAATCTGTAGGTTGGACTGACCAAGAACTCAGTTCCGTGTATGACAGTCGTGCTGTGAATACCTTGTATAAGGCAATGAAGTATGAGCAACTTCAAAAGAGCAAACCAGAGTTGAACAAAAAACTCCAGTCTGCCCCTAAGATGATGCGTTCTGGTACTTCAGTTCCTCAAGCTAGGTCTTCACAAGATAAACAGGTTATGCAGAGGTTGCGTGAGACAGGAAAAGTCGCAGACGCAGCTAAAGCATTTGAACGATTCTTTTAAATTTTGGAGTATTAAATTATGGCTACCTATCAAACATATACCGCAATCGGTATGCGTGAAGACCTCTCAGATGTTATCTATTCGATTTCACCTACAGACACACCTTTCATGTCTTCCATTGGCAAGACAAAGGCTACTGCTGTTCTGCACGAGTGGCAGACTGACAGCTTGGCTGCTGCAACTTTGGATAACTTTGCAGTTGAGGGTGCAACAGCATCTGACGCTACTATGTCTCCAACAACTCGTGTGGGCAACCGCACTCAGATTGCACAGAAGACAGTCAAGATTTCTGGCACTTTGCAGTCAGTTGACAAAGCTGGCCGTAAGTCTGAAAAGGCTTATCAGTTGGCTAAAGCCTCTAGCGAAATCAAGCGTGACATGGAAACCACATTGTTGAGCAACCAAGTTGCTGCCAATGGTGATTCTTCTACTGCTCGTAAATTGGGTGGTCTGCAAGCATGGTTGAACTCTAACTACTCTGGCGGTACTTCTGGTGTCGCTGGTAACTTGGGCACAACTGCTCGTACAGATGGTACTAACCGCACTTTCACAGAAGCCTTGTTGCAAACTGTTGTTCGTAGCGTGTACGCCTCTGGTGGCAATCCTAAAGTATTGATGGTTAACCCTGCTCACAAGCAGTTGGTTTCTGCCTTTACTGGTATTGCTGCACAGCGTTTCATGGCCCCTAGCAATACCCCCACCACTATTGTGTCGGCGGCTGATGTTTATTTAAGCGACTTCGGGGCGATTTCTATAGTACCTAATAGATTTATGACCTCCACTAACTCATGTAACGAGACAGCATTTGTGCTTGACCCTGACATGGCTGCTGTTGCTTACCTGCGTCCTTTCCAGACCAATGAGTTGGCTGTAACTGGCGACAATGAATCTACACAGTTGTTGGCTGAGTACACCTTGGAAGTTCGCAACCAAGCTGCACACGGCATCATTGCTGACTTGACACCTTAATCTGGTGTAACTCTAAAATGCCTCAGACTAAACATCTGGGGCATTTTCTTTTCTACTCAAACTGATAGAATTAGGCTATGCAAAACCCTAACAACTTTAGACAAACTGCTGTTCACGCTGATGGTGAGGGTGGTATCGTTATTCAGACTCGACAAGATGTGTCTGATATTGTTGAGCAGAACAAAAAAGAATATAACTCGTATGACGAGAGAGCAAGATGGTCTGACCAATTGTTTGGTAACAAGGTTGCGTCTATTCCAATGACAGTCATTGATGACTTGAACAAAGTTGGAATCATGCGTGGCTTTGCTGTTCTTGATGAGAAGCGTTTTGCTGCTTGGTTAAATGACCCAATGAATCGTGCATGGCGCACTAGAACAGGAGTTGTATGAGTTTTACTACCTATGCTGAACTACAGACAACTATTGCAGAATACTTGGCTCGTTCAGACCTAACGACTCAGATTCCAGACTTTATCCGTTTGGCAGAAGTACGTTTACGCAGAGACTTGCGTATTCGTCAGATGTTGACTTCTACATCTTTGACCTGCACATCTGGAACTGCTACAGTTAATATCCCATCTGACTTCTTGGAAGTAAAAGATTTTGTGGTTGCAGGTAATCCTGTATTTCCATTGAACTACGAATCTCCGTCTTTGTTCTCTCGTAACTCACGAAGCATGGACGCAGGTAAGCCATTGGATTACACAGTCTTGGCAAGCACATTTAAGTTAGCACCTATTCCTGATTTTGCTTACACATTGAGTTTGGTTTATTCTGCTGCGCCTCCTTTCTTGAGTACATCAAACACAAGCAATACATTCTTGACAGTTTGTCCTGACTTGCTTTTGTATGGTGCTTTGATTGAAGCCGAGCCTTACTTGATGAACGATGCTCGAATCAATACATGGGGAACTATGTTTGATAGGGCTATGGGTTCTTTGACTCGTTCTGATGAGAAGGGTCAATTCTCTGGCGTTCCTTTGGCAATGCAAACAACATACATCTGATATGCCTACACAAAGAATCCAACTAGGTGAGTGGATGCCTGACCAATCGGGTATCTCTGGCGCATTGACTGACGCTAAGAACGTGGTTTCTCAAGCTGTGGGTTATGGCCCTTTCCCTAGTGCTGTAGCGTTTTCTGGCACTGCTGCTGAAGACCTAGTGTCTTTATACGCTGCCAAGAATCCAGACTCTACTACTCAGTTGTTTACTTCTGGTGCTACCAAGATTTTTACAGTAGATGGCGTTGGTGCATTGACTCAAGTTAAAACAGGAATGACAACTGGCATTAACGATAGGGTTAGGTTTACTCAGTTTGGCAAAAGAGTAATTACTACAAACAATGCTGATGTTTTGCAAGGATGGACTTTAGGAACTTCTACGTCTTTTTCTAATCTAAGCGCATCTGCACCTATTGCTAAATTTATTACTGTGGTGCGTGACTTTGTTGTCTGCGCTAATACTCTAGAGACAACCCAACAACAGTATCGTGTTCGATGGTCAGCAATCAACGATGAGACAGATTGGGTAGAGAATGTAAACACTCAGTCTGACTATCAAGATATTCCTGATGGTGGACAGATTGTAGGAATCCGTGGTGGTGAGTTTGGCTTGGTGTTCTTAGAAAGAGCCATCAGCCGAATGACCTATGTAGGCACTCCGTTTATATTCCAGTTTGACAATATCTCTCGTAACAAGGGATGTATGGTTGCTGGCTCTATTGCTCAGTACCAAGGAGTTACATTTTTCCTATCGGACGATGGCTTCTATATGTGTGATGGTCAGCAAGTAGTGCCAATTGGAAGTGAGAAGGTTGACCGATTCTTTATTGATGACGCATCAGAATCTGACTACAACTCCATGTCTGCTGCTGTTGACCCAATTCGCAAACTTGTTATTTGGAATTATGTAGATACAGGTGGGAATCGTAAACTAATCATTTACAACTTTGCCACAAAGAAGTGGACTTATGCAGACGCAGGAACTGATTACTTATCAGAAGCATCTACTACTGCTGTTACTTTAGAGCAATTGGATAGCATTAGCGCATCTATTGACGCATTGACTACAAGCCTTGACTCACGCCTTTACGTGGGTGGTAAGTATTTCCTTGGCGGTACGCTAGGCGCAAAGGTTTTCACATATACAGGTCAGCC